GTCTGGAACCAGCTTTCGGGCGAGGAGCAGAAAGCCCTGTCGGAAGGTGTCGACGGCGCCGGTGGCTACCTCGTGCCGCCAGATATTCAGGCGGAGCTGCTCGCCCGGACTGCACAGCGGTCTGTCTTCCGTCGTCTCGGACGAGTGATCAATACCTCGCGCGATCGCGTGGTGTATCCGCGCGTGGAGGCAGCGGCGGCCACTGAAGGTGGGCTCGCATCCGGCGGCGGCTCAGTGTTCAGTTCTGGGTTCGTCGGTACATGGGCAGGCGAGACGCCGGCATTCAGTGACAAGGACCCCGTGTTCGGTACCTTCGACATCCCCATCAGGAAAATCCGCGTCGCGACCAAGCTCGCGAACGACTTCGTTGCCGACAGCATCGTCAACATAGCGCAATGGCTGGCGCAAAATGGTGCCGACAACATGGCGCTGGTCGAGGACCAGGGATTCGTCACTGGAGACGGCACGGCGCTACAGCCGCTGGGCATCCTCAACGATTCCGGCCTCGTGACGGTTGATGTCGAAGGGTCGACAACCGACACGATCAGCAACGCTTCCGGTGCTGGGTCAAGCGACAAACTGATCAAGAACCAGGTCTACGGGCTGCCTGCCCAATACGCCGACAACGCGCAGTGGCTATTCCGCCGCTCCATCGAGGGCAAGATTCGCGCACTGGCCGACAGCACCGGGCGTTATCTGTGGCCGCTTCAGGCGGGCAGCGCCTTTGGCCCGCCCAATGGTGTCGGCTTCCGCACGCTGATGGAGTACCCGGTCAACAATTCTGACTTCGTGCCGGCCGATGGCACGAACGGAAGCAAGGTCACGCTGTTCGGTGATTTCAGTGCCTACATCATCGCCCAGAGAGCACAGATTTCGACTACGGTTCTACGGGAGCGGTTCGCGGACACCGACCAGGTCGGGATCATCATCTTCGAGCGGATCGGAGGCGCACTCTGGAACCCGGATGCGATCCGATGCGGCATCGTGTAGCAACTCGAAGCGCTGCGCAGCATCAGGGTAGAGGAGGAAGAACATGAGACACCAGAACCTACGGAACGCCCTAGTCACGGCGGACGCTATTGCTCAGCTCAACCAAGCGTCGGCTGTCCAGGGCATCGGCGTGGACATGCAGGGCTGGGACAGTGTTGCGTTCAGCGCGCAGATCAACGCGCAGGGCAACGGCGGTGCGTTCGACATGCGCGTGGTCGGGTCGGCCAACGCGAACTTCTCCGGCAATGTCAACATCAGCGGCGCCGCCATCACGCAGGTGCTCAACACCTCGGGCGGCAATGTCTGCGCGACCGTTGAGGTGCACCGGCCGACGAACCGCTATGTGAAGGCGATCTACACGCCGACCAACAACGCGAACTTCTCGGCCGTCGCGATCCGCACGCGCGGCGCCGGGCGTCAGCCGCCATCACTCCCGACGAACCATCAGTACGTCGGGGTGTCCGAGAACTAGTGACTGCCCCAACGCTTCTAGAGCGTCGCGAGGCGCTCGCCGATGAATGGCGGGCGCTTTCGCCTACGACGCCCGACGAGATTGCTAACTTCTACCGCTACGCGGAGGGCATCGAGGGCGACCTCGACGCCTGGCACGAACTGCCCGAGCGTAAAGAGTGGACATCTGCGGTCATCGCGGCGGCGAAGGTCAGCAACGCCAAGCGCGTCCTTGACATCGGCGCCGGTGCAGGGCATGACCTCTACGCGCTGATCGACGCGATACCGGACGTTCAGGTCGGTGCCGTTGAACCAAACTTCAAGCTCCGGGAACGGCTCGCGAACCAGGGCATCGAGACGTGGCCCTTCCTTGATCTCGTGCCGGATAACCTGCGCGACTTCGATCTGATCAGTTGTCTCGATGTGCTGGAGCACGTGCCGGACCCCGAAGCGCTGCTGCTCCAGATCATCGACCGGCTGAAGATGCAGGGCATCCTCGTCGAGGCAACGGCCACACACGACCTCGGGACGCCACTTCACTTGGCGCAACTGCGCGGCTGGAGCCCCGCCCGCCTGCTGGACCGGCACGGCTTCGTCTGCCGTGAGAATGTCGGGCGTCTGCGCATCTGGCAGCGCGTGCAAGAGAAGCGAGCCGACCAGAACACGATCCTGCTCTGCACCTGGCGCGACCTCAATGCCGAGACAGCCCTCGCCTGTACGGAACTCATGAAGCAGGGCTGGCGGCATCAACTACATCGCGGTGACGCCCTTATTAGCCGCGTGCGCAGCATCGCCGTGAGCAAGTGGCTGCGCGAGAACGACGGCGACGTCTTCCTCATGGTGGACAGCGACATCGTCTTCACGCCCGCCGACGCGGAGAAGATCGTTGCGCTCGCTCGCGAGAAGAAGGCCATTGCCTGTGGTGCCTATCCGGTGCGTGGCGGCGGTCATCTCGCCTGCCGGCAGTTCAACGGCTCGACAATCACGTTCGGCCCGGAGAGCAAGCCGATCCAAATCGCCTACGCTGGGACGGGCTTCATGGCCGCGCACCGCGACGTGTGCGAAGCGATCGCCAAGACGATGCGCCTCTGCCACGCCGATCAGGATTGGGCGATGTGGCCGCTCTTCATGCCTGTGACCGCTGAGGCGCCGCATACGGAACCGGTTACCGATCCGGTGATCGAGTACCTGAGCGAGGACTGGGCCTTCTGCAAGCGCGCCGCCGATCTCGGCTGCGAAGTCTGGCTCGACCCAAGCGTCATCCTCACCCACATCGGCCAGGCCGAGTACCACGTCTACAACATGCTGAACGCGCAACTGGAAGAGGCTCCGACTGACACGACGGGGCCAGGAGGCAGTCTATGAAGTGTCCCAACTGCGGATCGAAAGATACCGTCCTGCACGGCGACCATCCGTTCCACGGCGGCTATCTGCACTGCAACGCCTGCGGACGGTGCGCGCCGGTGGAAGAGACCGCGACGGAAGGAGGCAGCCTGATGGAGACGATGACCGGGCCTGAGCCCGTTCCGACACCTGACCCAGAGCCAACACCAGAACCCACGCCTGAGCCGACCCCCGCCGAGTAAACCGAGGCGGCCAGGGCCTCGCTGTATCCGCCTCTGCGGGAGTGAGAGATGGCCATCAGCAGTTTCTACGGGAGCGCAGCGCTCTACCGTTCCGTCGCGGACAAAGACGATCAGTCGGAAAACACGGAGATCGAAGGCGATCTCACCGCCGTCTCTCGCTACCTCGACCGTATGCTAGGTCGCTTCTTCACCAAGGATGCGAGTGCCGTCATTCGCCTGTTCTACTCTGCTGCAGGCGGTGCCATCAACCCAGAGGCAGAGAACCCTTGGAAGGGCCTGCCGCGCAGCCGGCTACTCGCGGTCGATGACATGGCCGCCGCCCCGACGAAGATTCGCGTCGATGAGAGCCGCAACAACACCTTCTCGCGCACGCTCTCCGCTTCGGACTATCAGCTCATGCCGCTCAACGCTGACAAGGGGCCAGAGGCCTGGCCCTGGAATCAGCTCTACCTGCCAGCCTATTCGTCGCTGCTGGGTTGGCCAGGGGATACGCAGGTCGAGATCACGGCGCAGTGGGGCTGGGCAGCCATTCCCAAGCCCATCGAGATAGGTGCCTGTCATCTGACAGCGTTGCTGCGGCTTGAGACACCGCGTAGCGTTACCAGCCGGAGCGACGTTGGCGACATCCTCGGCGCCTCCCGCGAGGCGCAGGGGATTATCTCTGACCTCGCCCGGCAGTACAAGAGGATCACGCTATGACGCGCTTCCACGTGCAGGTGAAGGGCATCCCGGAGATCGTGGCGAAGCTCGATACGCTCGCTCAGGTGCGTCCGATCGTGGAGGACGAGATTGCCCACCTCACGGCAGTCGCAGAAGCGGCGGCCAAGCTCAATGCGCCCCGTGATCTCGGCGGACTCGTGAATGCAATTGCAACCGAGATCAAGCCGCTGGAAGGCCGCGTCTACATTTTGGGGCGGAGCGTGAAGGCGAATGTCGCCGAGAGAGGCCGCGGAGCCGGCAAGAAGATGCCGCCCATCGATCAGCTTGCAGGTTGGGCCGGTCGCCACGGCTTCGGCACGAGCAGGCAGGAACTCTTCGTGCTCGCCCGCGCGATTGCTCGACGTGGCATCAAGGGCCGCTTCTTCATGCGCAAGGCGAAGAACGCCGTGCGCCGGCAACTCGTCGCAGTTGAGAAAGAGATGGCCGCGCGGGCCGAAGCGATCTGGAGCAAGCGATGAGCACGAGTTGGCCAGCCCTGCGTGATGCCTTCCAGACTCGCCTCAAGACGATCTCAGGGCTTTCCGCGCATGATGTGATGCCGAAGACCGCGAGCGATAAGGATTTCGCCGTAGTGCTCTACGGCGAACCCCTGGTTGCGCCGAGCGGTCATGCCGGTAAGGTTGATGTCCTCGTGCGTATCGTCGTGCGCTGCTTTCGGGGGCCGCTTCCGGATGCGCAGAACGCCATCGACCAGTATCTCTGGCCCTCCGGGGCGAGCAGCATCGTTGCGGCGATTTACGCAGACCGTACGCTCGGCGGCATCGTGGACGACACGCAATGGGTGAACACAGGGACGATCGGCGTCGTGGATGACGCGATGCAAGCGGAGATCAACTTTCGCTGCAAGGTGAACGCATGACGAAACTCAATCTCGGCTCTGGTATGGACGAGAGCGAGGGCTATGTGCGGCTCGACTGCTCTCCGCGCGCTCCTGTTGACGTGCGCGGCGACATGCGCGCGCTGCCCTTCGTGGACGGCGCGTTCGAAGAGGTGAAGGCGTTCCACGTCCTGGAGCACCTGGAGAAGCGCGACCACGTACAGGCGCTCAACGAAGCGCATCGCGTCCTGGCGCCCGGCGGCCGGATCGCCGTTGAGGTGCCCGTCTTCCCGTTCCCGCTTGCCATCGCAGACCCGACGCATCTTTCGTTCTGGCACTCGATGACGTTCGAGTATTTCTGCCAGGGCTTCGGCCACGATGATCACATGACGCTCTACGGCATCCGGCCCTGGAAGCTGATTGAGCGCAAGCGCTACCGCGACGGCGAGATCATCGGCGTCACGATGGAGAAGGTCGCATGATCGGCGCAGTGCGTTCCTGGGTCGAGAGCCACGTGCCGGAGTGTTGCGCTCCCGTGCTCGAAGTGGGTGGCTACAACGTGAATGGCACGGTGCGCGACCTACTGCCCGAGCCTTACCTCGCGATGGATATGCGCGAAGGGCCGGGCGTAGACCTCGTGGGTAACGTGCTCACGCAAGACTTCGGTGAGCGCACCTTCGCCACAGTCGTCTGCGTCGAGACGCTGGAGCACATCACGGAGCCCTGGGTTGCCGTGGAGCGCATGGCGGGCTGGCTGGCGCCCGGCGGCCTGCTGCTGGTGAGCGTGCCATTCATCTGGGAGTATCACGCGCATCCCGATGATTACTGGCGCATGACGGCCTCCGGGCTACGCTTTCTCTTCGAGCGCGTCGGCCTCGATGTCATCGAGTGCGAAACGCGCGAGAACACGACGTACGGGATGGCGAGACGATGAAGTTCCTGCTATCGACCGGCGTTTCTCTTGGCCTTGGATATCGCGGCTTCCGGTGTGCTATTCCACCGCGCTACTCCGCGTTGCGTATTCACCTCGTGCGTGACCGGCTCCAAATGGTCTGGCTTAACGCAACAACGCACGTAGCAAAGGTGATCAAGTTCGAGGTCACCAGGAATTGGTCCAACCAACTGCTCGTACGAGAAACGATGAGCATAGACGGTGCCGTTAGTTCCCGGCGCGATCCGATAGCTACCGTATCCCGTTTTAACTCGTGCTCCGCGCCAGTACCAGCAGCTCTCAGTAACCTCAACCTTCTCCCAGAAACGACCAACCAACGAGGGATTGGGCGAAGGGCGTCCGGCCAATGCATCGCCATGTCGGCGCCATCTGAGGACGTGGGCGTTACAAAGTCCACGCGCTTCGGATCGTTTGCCGCAGCCGTCGACAGTGCATTGGGCAGTCCGGGCGCGTCGCCAACGTGCATAGTGCGTCGTGCACATCGAGCGACAACAAATAGGCTTCGGGCACTTCAGGCCGGTACAGTGGGGCTGCATCGGGTAGTTCTCCTATCCGGTGTCATGGAGCCGGACGTTATCCGCGTCGCGGCTCCGCTCATTATATCAGAGGTGGCGGCATGAGGATTCTGGTGGTGAGCTCTCCTCATGCATTTACGACTAGGGATTGCTGGAAGCGCGTCATCACGGGCCTCAGCGCGAACGGCGCCGAGGTGTTGCCGTTCGATCTGCTGCCGCGCTGGAACACGTTTGACCTCATGATCAAGCTCTGCAAGAAAGCGAAGATCGACATCCCGCAGCCCATGACCGCGGCTAACCTACTCGCCTACGAGCCGATCTTCGGCGCAGCCTGGTTCCACGAAGTCGACGCAGTGATTATCGTCAGCCCGCAGTACATGCCCATGACCATCGTGCAGATGCTGCGCAAGGCCGGCAAGAAGACGATCGGCTACTTCACCGAATGTCCATACGAGGACACTGGGCTCGCACCGCAGCAGGCGGCCTTCTTCGATTACGTCTTCGTCAACGACCGCAACAGCGTTCAGCTCTTCCGCTCATTCTGCGAGAAGGTCTTCTACTTGCCGCACAGTTTCGATCCGGCGCTGCACTATCCCGCCGAGCAGCCGCCACAAAGCGAGCGTGTGATCTTCATCGGTACGGGCTACAAGAACCGGATGGAGTTCCTGACAGCAGTGGACTGGTCGGGCATCGACTTGGAGCTCTATGGCATCTGGTGGCTGGACAAGCGGCGCAAGCTCTTCAAGTACCTCAGGGGCGAGGTACTGGAGAATGAAAACGTGTCGGCGCTCTACCGAGACTCGACCGCCAACATCAGCATTCACCGCGTCACGCGCGATGGTGTGCGGGACATCGATGATGGCGAGGCCTACAGCGCTGGCCCGCGGACCTGGGAGCTGGCCGCTTGCGGGGCGTTCCAGGTCTCCGACTACCGGCAGGAGATCGCGGACATCTTCG